CTCCTCTTTATGACTATTTTGTATTTCTTCTAACGACAACTCAGAAGTAGATAGATATTTTGCATCCCCAATAGAGATTTTGTCCAAATCGACCTCCAAAGATTCAATTTTGCTATTAGATTCCTCTTGTAAAACAAGTTTTTGCTTGTCTCCATCAATGAACATATCCTTCAAGGTATGAAATGATGGAAAACTATAGTAAACTTGACCATCTTCATCAATAGCTGACAACGAGACACAATTCGCCCAGCCTTGACCCTCAAGTCCAAGCTGTTCTTTTGTAAGTTTGAGAGCTTCAATCAATGAGTCATAAGTATTCTGCTGACGTTTAACGTCTTGAGTATACTTTGTTCTCTTCTTTGTGTAGATATTGAATATTTGAATTGTGAACTTCATAGTTACCTCTCAAATGTTATGACAAAACTACCTGTAGCTGTACAGCCATCAATATCTTGTGTTCCAATAAAGCTTAATTTTAGCTCTTCTTTATTCCATCTGAGATAGTTAATATCACCAAATTGAGCATAAACCCCATTCCAGTCGTTTCCTTCAAGTTTTAAGCTAAGAATTGCACGGTTTGGTGACACATAATAGCTATCTTCACTAATCGTTACACTTGTTACGACCGACTCAACTGTGCCTTCGTATAACTTCCATAATTCTATTTGTTCGCAATCGGCAGATAATTCTATTTGTTCGCAATCGGCAGATAATTTTAATAATTCTAAATTGTCGTCACCATCGACAAATGCACACATTGTTACTTCTTTGACTTTAAGTCCTATTAATTCATCATTTAAATTGTAATTATTCATTTTTGTTTCTCCTATTCAGTCGGTAGATTTGGGTTGAGCAGTGGTAGACTGTTCCGTCTGACTTTTGAACGAGCCTGATTTCGTTAAACTTCGAAGACATGACAAATTCCCCCACTCGACTGAGTGAGGGATTGTCTGTTATTAGTTAGGCTTTCTTTGCTTCGGCTTTCTTCGCTTCTTTGGCACGCATAACCTGAAGCATTTTCTGAAGTTCAAGCAGTTCTTCAAGGGATGCATCAGCAAAACCCATTTTCCTCAATTCGTGTGCCTCAGTTGCCTTTGCAATAAGAGCTTCATACGCTATTTTGTCGTCACCGCTGAGCCATTCTGCAGGGTTGAATTCCTGAGCCTTTGTGCCTGAACCCGTGCGTTTGACGTGGACTCTCTCTTTGAGTGTGTATTCACCTTTTTCAGCTATTGCTTTGTCGACGAGAACGACTTTTGCCTGTCCTTGAACTGATTCATAACCCTTTGGTAAAAAGTAGTAGGGTTCTTTGTCTGCACCGTTGCGTATAACGAGCTTTGCGTCTGTCTCTTTGCCGTCTGCGAAGAGTTTGATTCCGTCTTTGGTAGATTTGATTGTGAAAGTTGCCATAAGTTTTTCCTTCCTTTGCCTGTTCCGACCTCAGTCAGAGTCAAGCTACCGTACTACTGTCTGTAGTGTAACGGTGTTCGAGGAGCTTACCCCTCACCTATATTGCTTTGATTCGGAATAAAAAGTTGCGTGCGGTGATAGACGGTTCCTCATATCTTATTATATATAATGTGTCTCTGGAATACAAAGTCCATCTGTCAAAAACTTTCAGTTTAACCCCTTTCAAAAATTTTATAAAATTTTTACAACAGAGTTACTACTGATTACAATTCCGCCCACTCCTACGTTATTTTAGTATGAGTGATATATTATATAACAAGTACATTCGTGAGAGTGCAGAACGAGCAGAACGCTATAAAGATCCAAAGCAAGCTCGTGAATTATGGAGAATCTTAACCTCAGGTTTAGCAGATATGCCAGCTAAACCTATCTATCGTGAGAAGAAAGGCGAACAAACAGAAGACTCTATTATTGAGTATTCTTGTTACAATTCCCTTTGTGAAGAGCTTAAAGCATCAGGTGAGACACGTAAACCTACAGAGTTAGAGCTTGCTCTTCGTTGTCAGTTAATCCATTCACGTCACGCATCAAATTCATTTGCAGAAATACGTAACACTGCTGGTGCCAAGCCTGTAGATGAGCTTGAGATGAGTGTGGATTCAGACATCTTTTCAGTGATGAGTGACCTTGAGTTAGCGGAGATATTGACTGCTGCTATAAAAGGTAAAACCGAAACTAAAGAGATTACGGCTGAAACTAGTTCAACAGAAGAGGAGAAATAAGTATGCCACTGCTTGATTATTCCATTCCCAATACAGCTGAAGGTCAAGCATTAAAACGTCGTCTTCTTCACGACTACCCTTCATTTGTAAAATATTGTAACGGTGCGTACATGTCTAAGTTCCACAATGACTTGTGTACGAGAGTCCAGCAGTTTATGGAGGCTAAGACTAAGAATTCATTCGACATATTGCTGGTCGACGTTCCTCCTCAGTTTGGTAAATCCTTTAGCATAACAGAAACACTTCCAGCGTGGGTATTAGCACAAGACCCATCTAAGAATGTAATTATATCTTCTTATATGGGTACTGTTGCTGAGACGTTCAGTCGTCCTTGTCGTGATAAGTTTGTAAACTATGCACATAAGCTAAATGCTAGAGCTCAACCTAACAAGAATGTTCAAGGTGTTGGCTTGTGGGAGACTACTGCTGGTGGTCGTTGTCGTGCCGCAGGTTTACAAGGCGGTATCACAAGGTTCGGTGCAGACTTATTTATATTGGACGATCCTATAAAGAGTCGTAAAGAAGCTCTTTCTAAAATTATTGTTGGTGACATACTTGCTGAGATGGGTCCAGTTGTAAGTACACGTATTCGACCTGGTGGTAAGCTCATAATCATACTAACTCGTTGGATAAAAAATGACCCCATTGGCTATTGTAAAGAGAGGGTTGCTGATAACGTGTGGGCTCATCTTCACTATCCAGCACTGTGTGATAATGAGGAGACCGACTTATTAGGTCGTAAATTAGGTCAAGCGTTGATGGGTGAGCATCTTGGTGACAGATTAGAAGAGTGTCCTGAAGCTATTCGACATGACCAACAGTGGACTGAGAATCAGAAAAGAGTTGTTGTTGCAATGAGTGGTCAAGCAGAGTGGGACTCACTGTATCAGGGTTCACCTACACAAGCAGGCGGGGCATTGTTTAAAGAAGAGCATTTCAAAGGCACTGAAGCTACTTGGAAGAATACAAGTTATAAAGTATTGTCTGTTGATGCTACGTTTACTGGTGAAGAGACATCTGACTTTGTTGCTATGGGCATATACGGCATCTTTACCAACTCAGCTATTGGTGGTGGCAGTATTGGCAAGTTCGGTCAGACTAATAATCGTATGACGTTTGTAGAGACAATTACTAAAATAAGGGCTCTGAATCGTATTTATAAGTTTGATGTACTATATATTGAGAATAAAGCTAACGGTCCAGCTATCGTAAGCATGTTAAATTTGGAAAGACAGAATGGTGGAGATATTCCATCCATAATTCCAATTGATCCTAAAGGCGGTAAATATGCAAGAGCTCAAGCAGCAGCTTCTTATATGGAGTTATATGGCTTGTATTTATCCAAAGACTTTTATTGTGATATTCAGAATCCAGAGAGCGGTATGTTAGTTTTTGATGCGACTGAGGGCAAGAAAACATACAAACAACAGATGTTAGACTTTCCTGCTGGTCACGACGACATGGTCGATGAAACGAGTCAAGCTATATTAAAACTCGCTCCTATTGCTACTGGTGAAGAAGTTCCTGTTATAAGAGAGACTTACAGATATGTAAAGTGGTATCCTGATATGTGGGAAGACTATTATAAGTTAGATGCAATTACCCAGAAAGAATTTATAAGAATATATGGAGCTCCTCTCGAATGGAGACCAGTAGGAGAAAACACTTGAAAAGATTAGACATGTATCTCAATTGGGGGGGTAAAGAACCCTATAAAAATACTATAGAGGAAGATAAACTTGTAAATCAAGTAATGGTGCTTTACACTTACTCTAAAGGCGAACGTGAGAAAAATCCTCTTTGTAAAAAAGAGAAATTGGAGCAATGGAGAAAAGCTTATAAAGGCATTCTTGGCGCATTAGACAAAGATGGTAATGAGAGCGTCGTGAAAGGTCGTACTATTCGTAAATTATTGTATGAAATAGTTGAGTCAAAAATTTCAAATGTAGTTCCTGCAGCACGAGTTGTTCCTCGTCATAGAGAAGATATAACTATTGCACAGCGTACTGAAGGCTTTTTAAGATATGACTCACAAGAGACTGTTAGTAAGCTATTAAACGACCGTGCTGAGAGAGCCACTTATATTGACGGCACAGTATGGTATAAAGTGTGGTGGGATCCGAATGACAGTAAATATGACCGTGCTGGTAATTGTCGTGTTGAGGAGTGCTTAGTAGATCAAATTACTCCACAACCTAATGTATTTGACTATCGTCTTCTTGAGTATATATTTGAAGAGCGTGAAGTGAGTGTTAGTAGACTATACGACACTTACGGACGATATGTAAATATAAGAGAGAATGGTAGTGACAGTGTTAAAGTCATTTCCTTTTATTATTTAAATGAGAACCGTACTGTTGGACATTTTTGTTTTATTGAGAGTACCCTTCAAGTCATGTGTAATGAAGATGAGTGGCTTGTAAAAAGAGTTCGTGAGTGTACTAGATGTAAGTCTATTGTACCGACAGGAGACGTTTGTACTACTTGTGGTAGTAAAACCTTTAAAAATGTTACGCAAGATTTTGAGATTTTAGAAGAAGACATCGAAGAAGTTTATAATCCTTATTTGGTTGGAGAAACAAACGATCCCAAAATGAAAGACGAATTAGTAAGAAAAGTGTTCATTCCGAAAAGTACTAAGATTCCAGTCTATAAAATAAGAAGATTACCTTTTGTTCCACGTTGTTGTGTGGCTGTTCCGAATGAGATATATGGTATGGGCGACGGAATGATCGTTCTCGAGTCTCAGTATATGATTAACAAAATGACTTCTCGAGCTTTAGAAAAAGTTATCTCTTCTTTTGAAATTGTATCTCATCCTCAACATATGAATGTTGGAAAAGATAATGAACCTGTGAGGATGCTTGGAACAAACAGCCCAGACGATGTAGCAATGCTAAAAAACATTTCTGTAAAATTTGATGTAAGCTCAGAAATGGCGGCTTCTGCCCAAGAGTATATTGCATCTAAACAAGCAACTGGTATAACTGACTCTTTTCAAGGTCGTGCTGAAAACGCTCAGGAGAGTGGCAAGTCTCTAGAGATAAAAGCTATACAGTCTGCTGGAAGAATAGAGAGTACTCGAGTAGCTAAAAATGCTTCATTAGCGGCAATATATGAGATAAAAGTTTTATTCAATTTAGCATTTAGCAGTGAGTCTAGAAAATTTACTAAAGTATTAAGTGATGGTAAAACTATTGAAGAGAGTTGGAATAAATATTCATTTTTGAAGAAAGAAAAAAATGGAACTATTTATTATGAAGATGACTTTCTTTATTTTACAGATGCGGCGGCAAGTGTTGCAAGTGATATTCAAACTATGTGGCAGTTAGTTACTAACGACTTTATTCAGGGTAAATTGGGTGAACTTGGAGATAAAAATACTCTTGAGTCTTATTGGAATATTATGGATAAGCTCGACTATCCTGTTGCACCTATGGCTTTAGCGGCTATAAAAGACAATCGTAAAAAGTTACCATCATTTATTGAAGAAGCTCTGATTGAAAACCCTGAAGTTCTTCAGATTGCAGCACAGTTGATACAAGAAAAACTTGGACAAGAAGGTGGAACTGGCGAACGTGGAGGTGATTCTGAAGCTCAACTTGATGGTACGAAAGCTTCTCAAGTAGCTAGACGAAATGCAAGAACTAGTGCTGCAGCAAGTGGAACGGAAGCATCTGTTGAAAAAGGTGGAGGAATGAATTCTGGTTACGAAAATAATGGTAAAAGTGGTGACAGTGGTAAACTAGTCGGTGCCACAGGGAGTAAAACATGAAAATAGTTGGAAATGACTTATATTTTAG